TCAGCATTTCCGGATAACCTTGACAATTGGGGTTATTGGGAAGTGCCACAGAAAAACGCTAACTTATCCATTTCAAGCCATGGCTTTTACTACAATGGCGCTAGGCCGCTATTCTTGCTAAGGGCATCATCGCCACTCCCAGCTTCAACGCTACGTTTTCCAGTCAAACGAAATACCAGCTATTCGTTTAACATTCAAGCGTTTGCCACTGGTAACATCAAGGGAGTTGATATCTATTTTCTTGGTCGCAAGTCGAATGAAACAGATAAGACATTCTCTAAGGTTGTTAACTTTAAAACACACAATGGCTCACCGTCAACAACGGGATTAGCTAAGTGGCATTTAACGTTCAATTCTGGCGAATGCGATGAAGGTTTTATCCGTATCGACAACAAAGGGACGACTAACGGCAACGAGTCGTTACTATTCTTCACCGAGCTAGACTGCTATGAGGGAACGACTGACCGAGCGTGGCAAGCATCACCGAAAGACTTAGAAAGTCAGCTAGATAGCAAGGCTGATAGTGCATTGACGCAAGATCAAATTAACAAACTGAATGAGCTTAACTCAATCGTACAAGCTGAATTGAAAGCTAAAGCTAGCTTGTCGGTGGTCAATCAGTGGGTGAAGGCTTATCAAGATTTCTTGTCAACGAATCAAGAGAACAAGAATAAGACTGAAAAAGCCTTGGTTGAAGCTAGTCAGCGGATTGTGAAACTGCAAAATGATTTAGGCGAAACATCTCAGCGTTGGAACTTCCTTGACAATTACATGCGAGCATCCAACGAGGGCTTGACTATTGGTAAAAACGACGGTTCTAACTCGGTTATGGTTTCGGACAATCGAATTTCTATGTTCAGTTCGGGTACTGAAGTCATGTATATCGACAAAGGTGTTATCCATATCGAAAATGGTATCTTCTCAAAAGCTATTCAGATTGGATACTATCGTGAAGAACAAGACTTGATTGACCCAAACCGAAATGTAATTAAATGGGTAGGAGGTAATTATTAATGGCTGGAGGGAAAGCGATTCTGCGTGCGTATGAAGCTAGCACGAACATTGATAGGAATACATCTCAAGTGCGTTTACAGCTCTATTGGGAAAACGGAGATACTAAAATTTCTGGTGTTCCTTGGGAAGCGTACATCGATTATGACGGTGGGAAACGTTTATCAAATTCTGGCACATTAACTGTTGAGCCTAATCAAACAGCTATGTTGATTGACCAAGAGGTCACTGTCGCTCACGATGGAGATGGGACACGCACAATTTACTACCGTGGAGAATTTAAGAATAAGAGTAATAACAAGGTGATACCTATTAATAATGCAAGTCTCACCTTGACCACTATTTCCCGTGCTAGCTATGGTGCGGATGTGACGGCTGAAATCGCTAAACCAGTGACCATCAACATTACCAAGCGTGAAGCATGGATGAGACATTCTATTTGGGTGCGTGTTGGTGATTGGGAACAGAAAATCGCTGGGGATAATATCGATACCAGCTATACATGGACACCGCCTATTGAAATAGCTAATCAATTCCCAAACTCGACAAGTGGAACAGGAATGATAACTTACATCTCGTATGCTGACGGAATTGAAAGAGGAAGGGACATCCGGAAAATCACGGTCAATGTCCCAACCAGTCTGTTTAAGCCCGGTTTCACTAGTTTCAATCTATCCGATACAAATCCAGTGACACAAAAACTCATTCCTAGCCCTACGCATTTCGTTAGTACGCTATCTCGTATCAAGGTAGGTTTTGACGGTGCTAGAGGTGCAGCAGGGGCATCCATTACTGGCTACTATGCAGAAATCGTTAGTGGGAACACATCCGCTCAAACGAACGGCGGTATCTTAACTGTACCGACTACGATGACCGATACGCAAATGACCGTTAGGGCTAAAGTGCAAGACAGTCGGGGTGTGTGGTCAGATTGGGCAGAAAAAACTATTACAGTCCTAGCGTATTTTAACCCAACACTACGTTTTGAAGCTAAACGAACGGGCGAAAAATTAGACACGATCACACTGAAACGTTTCTTAAAAGTGGCAACTTTATCCGTCAATGGTACGCAAAAAAACACAACCAAGCTGACCTTTAAAACAAGAAAGGTCGGTACGGATACTTACACGACTGATAGCACAAACGAATGGCAGAATATTTCTGAATTAAACGGTTCGGATGCAAATCTTAACGGTAAATATCCAGCTGATACTTCGTGGGAAGTGTTGGGACGTGTCGAAGATAAATTCTCATACACAGAATTTCTTATCACGGTTTCAACCGACAAGGTTGTAATGAGCTACGAACGTGATGGCGTTGGCATTGGTAAATATCGTGAGATGGGCACACTAGATGTTAACGGCTTGATTTACTCAGACCGAAAACAGATACAGCACCACAAGCTAACCGAACCAAACGGTGTAGCGATTGATAATAAAGTAACTAACCTAAACGACTATAGGACCACTGGTTTCTATTCGATTTTAGGTAACTATAAAAACCATCCGGCACAAGGCGAGGGCGGTTTTTTGGAAGTTGTGGAAAGTATTTCTGGATATCATCAAACACTAACGACTGTATCCGGTCGTATGTTCAAACGCACTGTCACTAGCAATTCTAACGGCTCATGGATTGAGTACACGCCGAAACCAGAGAAACAAGAGCCAGCAATGGTTAAACAAGAGGTTGATATTGGTTGGGGTGTTAAAATGTCGCTTGCTCGAAAAGGCTCAGTGGTAACTGCCAGTCTTATCCGCTCCGACTATACCGTGGGTGTATACGAAAATGGGGTAATGACTAATACTATCCCAAGTGGTTTCAGACCGGCTATTCAAGCGCATCTAGTTGCTAATAAAAATGTCGGTACTAACCATGCGGGCGTGGCTGTATGGCATCTTGCATCCGATGGTTCGATTAGGCTTACCAATCAATCACAAGACCGTGCTATCTACACTGGCACAGTCACATATCTCACAGAGGATAATTAAGAAAGGAAAATAATATCATGTCACTTAAAATTACAAAACAACGTACAATCAATGCAGAATTTAATGTCGAAGAAGAAGGAGCTACAATCCTTGTCAAACAAACGTTTATCAGCGTAGATTCCAACGCAGTCTCTACAGTTCAAGAGAATCTTCTAAACGCTGAACTCTATGCAAAACACCGTCAAGAAATGCGTACAGACGAACGTGCTCTACGTGAGTTGCGTTACAAAGTAGAGGATGAGATTTTGGCTGATACTACACAGGCTTGATGCGTAAAAAAATGGGGGTTAAATAAATGTTTTAAGGAGTGTAATGGATGCACAAACCAGACGGCATCTTTGGCGTGTTTGAAGTCGTCAAAGATTTCTACGAGCACGGCATAGACGAACACCTTTGGGTGTTCCTACTCATGCTTGTTATCGTTGCCGATATCGTGTTGGGCGTTTCAAGATCATGGGCTTTCCATGAATTTTCGAGCCGTAGGTTTCGAAAAGGATTGGTCAGCCACACGGCTATGTTGATTATTGTAATGGTGTCCTATCCGTTTATGGTTTTCATGAATCTAGGCGGTGCTATGGATGCTTTTATTTTCGCCATGTTATCGGCATACGGGGCTAGCGTTTTAGCTAGCTTATCGGCTCTAGGGGTTGAAATCCCCTTCATTGACAGATTTGTCAAGAAGAATATTGATAAGGATAAATTTAATCTTACCGAGGAGGAAGAAAAAGATGATTAATTTTAAACTACGTTTGCAAAACAAAGCTACTTTGGTAGCTCTTATCTCAGCAGTATTTCTCATGTTGCAACAGTTTGGACTTACAATCCCTAGCAACATCCAAGAGGGAGTCAATACTCTCGTTGTTATCTTGGTCATTTTGGGTATCGTTACTGATCCAACCACTAAGGGTGTAGCTGATAGCGAACGAGCATTGAATTACCACAGCCCTCGTGAGGACTAGCTTATGGCTAAACTCATGACCTCTATCAACCAAGTAGAAGGTGGTGACGTCCTCAAGTCTGGGGACACCACTTCCGTATTTGGGTTTGACATTCTGGGTTATGATGGAAAACGCATGGAGCTATCTGGAACTGGTAAGCTCACATTGTCAAACGATGAAACAGTGGCACTATATCAAGACGTTACCGTTGAAAATGGGCGTTTCTCATTCTCAATGGGCAGTGTGGTAGCTACTGGCACTTACTACCTTGAAATTAAACTGGATGGACACATTTTCCCGTCCAATAATTTCAAGGTGAAAGTCAAGAGCTCACTAAACATTGATAGTGCGATTCCATCGAAAAAAGACCCTAAACTAAAACTACTAGCGGACGAATTGCGAGATTCTGGGTACATTGCTGGTGGCAGTGATACCACGGAAGATCTCGTTAACATCTACAATCTAGCTAAAATTTGAAAGGAAAACATAAATGAGTAAATTACATGATTTCGCCCAAGCCGTTGGTGCAGATATCAAAGAAATTAAAACAACCCTAGCAGGCAAGGCTGATAAAGGTGAAGTGACCGCTAACGGCATCACTCAAGACCAACTTAACACTGCCATTGCACAAGCTAAGACCGACATCATTGGTGGAGCACCGGGGGAACTTGACACACTCAAGGAAATCGCAGATAAAATCAGTGCAACGGGTGGCAATACTGACAGCGGTATCATCAGTAAAATGACCGAGCTTGGCACTCGTATCGACACAATCGAGCAAGAAGACCTTGTGAGTGTTTATAATACTGCAAAGAACACTCTCTAACAGGGGGTGAATTATGAGCAATTTAAGCAAGGTCGTATCAGCCATTGGGCGTGATATTGGGGAGATTCAAGGCAAACAATCTTCATCATTGTCTATTAGCCAAGCGTATGGACTTTTTCCAACGTATAATAACTTTTTTCTACAGGTTTTAGAACAAAATAAATTTGCGGAAGACCCACTTGTGACAAAATCTCAACTACCTACAAGTGAAATTGACGCTTTAAAACAGAAGGTCGAAGAGTTGGAAAAAACTATCTCGGAAATTAAACAGGCTATTCAAAAATAATTACAAGGAGGCACTTAAATGAGTGTACAACAATCACTAATTAACTGGTTCGTTAGCCATCGAGGGCTATTGACCTATTCAATGCTTGGGAGCCGTAACGGTACAGACGGAACGGCTGACTGTTCCGGTTCGGTATCGCAAGCCTTAAAAGAAGCTGGTATCGGTATTCAAGGGCTACCATCAACAGTAACTCTTGGCCAGCAACTATCAAATAACGGCTTCTATCGTGTTTGTCGTAATGAATCGTGGGACGCACTTCCAGGCGACATCGTTTTGATGTCATGGGGTGCTGATATGTCTAGCTCTGGTGGATCCGGTGGACATGTCGGCGTCATGATTGACGATACATACTTCATCAGTTGTGATTTCTCAACTCAAGGAGCAGCAGGTCAAGCTATCAATACTTATCCTTGGAATGACTACTATGGATGGAATCAACCAGCTTATATCGAAGTTTGGCGCTATGCTGACACTGCACCTCAAACCAACAACCAAGCTAATACTGCGGTAGTGCCACAATCCAAGGCTTACTACGAAGCCAATGAAGTCAAATATGTCAACGGTATTTGGCAAATTAAATGCGACTATCTAGCACCAGTAGGATTTGACTGGACTGAGAACGGTATTCCGGTTTCAATGGTGAATTGGGTAGATGCTGACGGCAACGACTTGCCAGACGGTGCTGACCAAGATTTCAAAGCTGGCATGTTCTTTAGTTTTTCTGGTGATGAAACCAACATCACTGACATGGCTGACGGTGGCTACTACGGTGGCTATTATTACCGACACTTCGAGTTTGGCCAATTTGGTACGGTTTGGCTCTCATGCTGGGATAAAGATGATCTCGTTAACTACTACGAATAATTAAACCAGACCACGCAAACTAAAAAACGAAAAGGAGTATATCACCTCCCCTCACGCCACAATAGGGATATCATGGTGGTAGTGGTCGAGCCTCAGCATTTGCTGGGGCTTTTTTTATTTGGTATAATATAAGTCCATCATAGGCAAAGAGCTACGAGGTTATCTCATAGCTCTTTTTTATATTTGCGATTCTCATAGATAAGTGATAACATAGATTTCGGAATACTTGGCGTCTTTCGATGAATATTCTCGAACTGTCCTCGACTTTTAGTCGGGGTTTTTATATTAAAAAGGGGCAAATAAGGGGCAATAAGTGTAAACTTTAGTAACTTTATGTGAGTTTTACCGTCTACATCTTACACGCATATATCCTTATTTAATAGGTTTTCTTCCTATTATATACGCATTTAAAATAGCACTAACAGAATACCGTGGTTTGAAATCATTCTACAACTTGAAAAAATAAAACGTTGATTTAACAACGTTTCTGAGGGCTCTAGGTTAAACCTGGGGTTCTTTTTTCTATCCAAGGGGCAAAGAGGGGGCAAGATTATTCGTAATGATATTATCTAAAACATTGACCGCTTGGTCTTTCATGTTCCTTGTGACATGGGTATAGATGCTAGTAGTAACTTCCGAATCAGCATGACCAACCCTATCCATGATAGTTTTTAGGGGCACATTGTTTTCAGCCAGTATGCTTATTGTGGTATGTCTGAAGATGTGAGGGGATAGATGCTTGTCAATAGGTGTTTCCAGCCTGGCATTAGCTCGTTGGAGTGATGCACTTAGTATTGTACTATGGATAGGTTTTCCAGTATTGGTCGTGAAAATTTTATCGCTATGATACCAAGCTGGATTGGTTGATTCGCTTAACTCTCTCAATTCTAGTATCTGGTCAATGATTTCCATTTCACGATTGGTGAGGTAGGTAGTCCGATAACTAGCGACTGTTTTTGTCCCTTCATTCTCTGGAATATATCTGTTAAAAGATGTGTGGATATCCAAAGAACGTGTCTCTTTGTGGTAATCTGAAACAGTTAGCCCAGCTAATTCACCAATCCGACAACCATTCAAGAGCATAAACTCACACGCTAGAGCATATCTCAGTGTTATATCTTTCCGATAGAGCTCTTTCAATAAGCGACTGTATTCGTCTGGTTCTAAGTATTTATTCTTGGCAGCTTGCTGTTTCTCAAGTTTATTGGTCTTCTTTGGTAATCGTGCCTTCCTCGATGGGTTGTCGCTAATAAGTTGTTGATCCATGGCATAATCGAAGAATGTATTTAGTACGGTCTTAGCACGATATTTCTGTGAATCTGTCCAGTCTTCGGTGTCTAGCAAGGATTGGATAAGTCGGACATTGATGTTTGATAGGATAGTTCCTTGTTCAATAGTGTCAGATATTCGTTTAAAGGATGCTGCAAGGCTCTTGATTGAACTTAACTTAATCTGCTTTTGGTGAAATTCCCACCATTCGTTGAAAGCACTATGGAATGATACATTAGTAGTGCTTGATGATTCTATTTTCTGGGCTATCTTATCATCAAGCAAGCGTTGAGCCTCTTTCTTTGCTCGATTAGAGCCACTATTGAGCGTTACAGACACCCGTTTCCACTTCTCAGTGTAAGTGTCCTTGTATCTTTCGAAATATTTATATTTTCCGTTTGGTAATTGTTCTACCCACATTGTCATATCTCCTATTATTTGGTAAAATGGGTACAGAAAAAAGAACACAATCTTGTTAGGTTGTTTTACCGTGATAGTGTTTTTATTTTCTGTGATGCTTGCTCTACACTCTAAGTTTGGCGACGGTGAGTGTAGGGCTTTTTTTGTTTTCAAGATGTTTAATTATTTTATCCAGTTTATCGTTTAAGATTTGCTGGTTTTTATTAATCCATGAGTCCTTGTTGTCTAGCCCACTCAACTTGACTATCGTGCCAGTTTTGGCGTGCTTGTTGGTCTGCTTGTTCTCTTGCTACCTCAGGAGAATCGGAAGGGACCCCGCCATATCCAGGCGTATAGCCATATTGTTCAGTTGCTTGGTCTACTTGTGATTGCGTTGGTCCTACGCCGTCAATAGGCTGTTCTTGCTGAGCTTGAGAAGATTCAGTTTGCGTCTGTTCTTGTGGTTGTTGCGGTTGCTCTGAACTTGAGCTGCTAGAAACTTTTGAAGTCGAAGAAGAACTATGTTTACTTGACTTTGTGGTGTGTTTTGTTACTTTGACAGCTTTAGGCTGTTTTGTTTCCTTTGGTTCCTTCCCAGACCGTGACACAAACATTAAGCCAAGGCAGAATAAAACAATAATTGTTAAGATATACCATTTGTATTTTTTCAAAAGTTTCATATCAATTCCTCATCATTTTTAGGTATTCATTTTTTACAAAAGTCTCATCACAAATTGTGGTGAGATTATATTTTTCCATAAAGTGTAAGTAATTAAAATCATCAAGATTTTCATTTTTTAGCAACTCATGGATCATATTCCTATTTGCTTGAACCTCATACTTTTCCCGTAACCGTTCATAGTCTTTGGAGTTCTGCTCTAGGTGGCCCAATTCATGCAAGATGACCTTTAAACGAGTGTCTGGGTCTAAATCCCCATTGATATAAACAACCCTATTTATCGGGTCGATAAAGCCGTTTCTGGACCACTGACTAGAATCAAACTCACAGACAGAGATATTGAACTGCTCAAGCAATTCTTTTTCAGTCATAAACCTCACTTTTCCTTACTACTCATATAACCAGCGATTATGCCACGGATTGCCCGCTTATCATCCTCGGTAAGTGGTTTACCGTCGAACATCATGGCGTTAGCTATGATTTCGTCGATATCGTGGGCGTTGGGTTGTTGTGGTTCGTCCGTAACACCCCATTCAGCGAGCGTGTCCGGTGAAATTCCCAACAAATGACAGATTTTAAAGACGTTTTCAGCTTTTGCGTTCATGATACCACGTTCTAAAATAGAGCGAACAGTAGTATAAGAGATGCCGCTTTCTGTTGCAAAAGCTCTTACATTCCCGTATTTAGCTATAATCAGTTCCTTAATTCTTTCCTCAGCCTGCATTTTTTGTAACCCTCATTTCTCTTTCTTTCTATATATTAACACAGAAAATCGTATAGGTAAATAAAAAAAGTAAAAAAAATCGTACTTTCTTGTTGACAGTGTACGAAAATTAGTATATACTTAAATCAAGCTTAAGGAAGGAGGAAATAAATGAAAAACATCGAAGAAGTTCGTAAGAACAAAGGCGTTACATTAGTGGATATCGCAGATTTGCTCGGAGTAGGCTATCGCACAGTCCGTGACAAAATCGATGGTGTTTCAGATTTCAAATTTGGCGAAACAGTGGCTATCAAAAAGGCGTTCTTCCCAGAATATGAATTAGAATACCTATTTAGCGAACGTGTCGAAGACTAAATTTTTTTAACTTAAATATACGAAAATTCGTATATAACTTAAAAATTAAAAGGAGTAGAAAGGAGCAACATGAGAAAACTAAAAAAAGCCTTCGCTATGCTGGATAACGAAGATCTTGCACTATCGATAATCGGCGCTGTAATCGGCGCTGTAATCACAGGATTGTTCATTTGGTTATCAAAATGAATTAGTAACATAGTAAACAATCAAAGACGATACAACAGACACTATTAGAGGTAGCCACAGGCTTTTTAAGCAGAGCAGAGCGAACCTTGTCCTTGATTGCCTTGGATATATTAGAGCGTTATCGAGCAGAACGATGTCTTTATTGTTTTGCCTGATGATAAATTCATCAGCTTTAATAAGCTCTAACAAGACATAAAAATGTTTGTCAATATAGTCTGAATGTTGGGAGTATCTGACAATACGACCATTGACATCATCTATTTCTGCAAATTTAATCAATCGTTTTAAAAATTCTCGTGCACTAAAAGATAGCATAAGCAACCTCGTTTTTTTGATTACATTATATCAAATACAGAAAGGATAATACATGAACGAATTAACTTTATCTGATTTTGACTATTCACTAGTCGGGACTGAAACAGCACAAAAGTTGAAAGCATTAAGTAATCAGCTTGATGGTATTTATCAAAATTATTCAGTCGTGGTCGGAGAAGTGCTTTATAAGGCACAGCAAGAGCTGGCTAGTTACGACAACGGAACATTTCAAAAGTGGGTTGCAAGCAAGGGAATCTCTAAAAGTAATGCTTATAACTATATAAACACTTATAGACTTGTCCAACAGTTGGACAACCCCAAAGAAAGAGAAATTTTTTTAAAACAACCACAACGGATTAAAAATGAAATGTCCAAGCCGTCAGCTAACCCAGAGGTCAATCAAGCAGTTTTCGATGGTGATGTCACAACTCACAAAGAATACAAAGAACTTGAGCGTCGCCTCAAACTCAAAGACCAAGCACTCGAAGCGGTCAAAGGTGAGCTGGAACGTGCTAAAGCAGTCAAACCAACTGAAAAGGTAATCGAAAAGGAAATCCTCCCAGACGATTACAAAGCTACACAAGACCTTAACAAGCAACTCCTAGGGAAGAATAAAGACCTATCAGACGAGCTTGATTCGGTCAAAAGAAGTTTGCGACTTAAGGAAGCGTCTTATGAAATGCTTGAGAAAGAAACCTCGGAAGCCCTAGCCTTGAAAGAATCCATCGAACACTTACGAGCTGATAAAGAAAAGCTAGAAAACAGTGTTTCTAACATCTTCACACTCAGTAACCTAGTGTCAGAATTTGAAGATTTCTTTGATAGCAAGATGGCACCGCTCAGATTTAAAACCCTTATCCAAGGAATTGGCAAGGATGCTCAGATTGAAAAGCTTAGAGACATCTTGACGCTAACTGAAAACTGGTTAGACGAAATGAATAAGATTGTCCCAGAGAATGGAAGAACAATCATAGAAGGAGAAATTATCAATGAGTAAAAAGAAAGATAAGAAAAAAGAAAATCTGCTCGCTGAAACAGTCGAAATGCAGAAAAAACAAGCTATGAATCTTGTTGCCCAAAGCACAGTTAACCAACAGCTTTTGGAAGAGGTTATCGGAATCAAGGAAGAAATGGACAGAAATGTTAAGAAGACAAATCAAAAACTCACTGACATTGAGTTGCTTGTCGAAGAAGTTAACAAGAAAGTCCATATCGACGATGGTGAAGCTACCGAGATCAAGAGCATTGTTTTTCGAAAAGCTGGCGTGTTTGCTGATTTCTACTTTGAAGAACAGAAAACACATCCAAGTGATAACTTGTTCGCATCCAAGAAAGGTCAGTTTATCCGCTTGATGTACTCACGTTTGAAGAAAGTTTTCAACGTGACCAAGTACACCAACATCAAGCATGTTGACGCTAAAAATGCCGTCAAATTCTTGGAAAATCTATCTTACGACGATTTCACAAAATTTGAAATTCGTGAGACACCAAAACAAAAAGAGCTTATCGCTCTTGAAAACGGATTGAAAGAAATTGGGTGACGCTTATGGAAATAACCTACAAACCAGTCGGTATCAATGAAACGGCTGAATGGGGAGATTACGACCACCTCATGCAGCGGTGGGAAGGCCTAGGAAAGTCGATGGCAAAAAACCTCATTCGAGAAATGAGGGACAACAAAGACTTTCGAGACTACGTATTCAACCCAACACACAAACTGGTTTTCATCAACTATGAAGGGTTTAAGTCCTTCATCGAGTGGAAAACCAAAAACAGATTCAAATAATATCAACACCTTGACGGCACTGGTGAGCTAGCGGGGCAACAATTCAGTTGAAATGTAAGCAATACCATTAGATGATTTGATTTTATAATGACTCCTAAAAATAAAATCCAAAAGTCCTCGCTAGCTCACTAGTGTCGTCAAGGAAACAAAAAAAGGCTGACCCCTGCCAGAGTCAG